TCAAATGCGGTTAAAGGTTTGTTGAAAATTATATTTATATTTTTTTGTGTGTAGTGTTGACAAGTAGCGCAACAAAAAGTAAGTTCAATTCCCAATGATTCAGAGTAATGCCCGGAGCCCGCTGATTGCGAAATTCAGCGGGTTTTTTTTGTTTAAAAAAAGGAGTTTCAGAGATGAAAACGATATGGCCTGTTGGCCTTTTTTGGTTGTTTGTTTTTATGGTTTGTTCTTTTGGGACGGTAGCGACGGCAGATTCTGGAGCCGTTTCTTTTGCTGATTGGTCGCTTATTGCAAGCGACTACCAAGATCAAAATTTTGTTACCTATACTGTTTCAGCCGAGAATACGGGGTTTATTGCCGGTAGCCAGCTATTCAATTCCCAAGCCGTAAAATCAAAACCAATTAGCAAATCGATCAAGTGGTTCACGATCTATTATCATTCTTCGCGTAATCAAAATTCATGTTTTGGTAAAAAGCAGAAAAAGAAACGACGTTTAAGGTTGTTGGCCGTTTAATCCCTTTGGGTTGAATTCCCCGCAGCTTGCTGTGTAAGTTTTTTGTTAAAACGCCTAAGCGTTTGAACTGGCAGTGTAGTACCCCGCTTTCGCGTAGCGAGATAGCTTGCTGCGGGGTTGTTTATTTCGGGCGGGCTTGTTTCTAAGTATGGTTAATTGGGCGATTGAAATGAACAGATACGAAAAAATACGATCAGATTTAGATGGCAACCCTGTACTGTATGGCCTGATGTCTGACCAAAAGGTTGCAGATGAGATGAATAGATTAGATCCTGTCGTACGGCCTAAAAAATTAACCACGCTGCAAATTCTTGACCTGCTTGGTCCGATCAATGGCGCTGCATTTATTGTGGCATTAGAGGCCGTCGCGGCAACAAACAATGTTGTCCGCCTGGCAATCCGCTCAATGGATGCTGTAGGTGTGGATGTGGGTAATGCTGCGACTCGCGACATGATTGATTTGTTGGTGGCTGATACAGTTTTGGGTAAAGAGGATTCTGAGCTTGTGAAGTCTGCCGCTATTGCCCATGTCAGTAAAGCTGAACAGCTCGGATTACAACCTGTCCGTGCGGGGCATGTTGCAACAGCGAAGGCATTAAAATAATGTTGACAAGAGCGGAGACTAAAGTTTTATTCGGTGGCGCTAATTCAATATCGATTGCGTCTGGCGCGCAAAATACATCCGATACAATTACGCTAGATGCAACGTGTATCAAAGCTAGTATCACTATAAAAGCGGATAACTCGGCAGCGCCAGCACCTGGCGATACTATCAATGTTTATATATTGCAGTCTTCTGGTGATCCTGATGGGGCTGCAGTTGCCGACGAATTTGATAGTGCAGATACAAAGCATTCATATTTGCTGGCCGTTATTGACACCAGTGTCACAAATCCTGGTGTCACCACTGTATCATACCCGGCTGTACCACAAGCAGGAAAGCTGTATGCAGATAATAATGGTGCGGCGTCTATGACGTATTCAGCAGTAATTGAGGAATTGCGGAGCGCTTAGTGCCACATTTCCCTTTTGAAAGGCATTGGTTAAAGAAACCCGACAAGATCAATTATGAAATTGATTGGTCTAACAAATTAACTAAAGGACTGAAGCATCTTTTCATTCTCAATGAGGATGGAGGGGCTCCATATGATCTGGTTACGAAACAGTTTATGACCGGGACTGTTGGTGCGCCTTTCGGAGGGGGGGGTACTCAGGGGCGTTACCTGGCCGGTGATGGGAATGATAGCTATTGGATGCCTATACCGGTCTATCAGCACCCGATTACTATAGCTGCAATAGGGTCTAAAAATAATAAAACCGCAGCTTCTACAATTTTAGGTCTTGGCGAAAATGCTAATACTGGCGGTATGTTTCTGGTCTCGCCCAGGGCTGTCGTAGATAATGAAATTCGGGCCTATATACGGTCACGTTCAGGGGATAGTATACAATTTATTTCTGGCGAGCCTGGATACAATATAGGCCAGGACTACTTAATAGCGGCCACAGCATCTAGTAGTACGGATGTACGATTATGGGTTGATGGAAGATACCAGGGGCAGAATACTGGCAACCATGGTTCTACAATGGCGCTTGATAGGCTTGCGTTCATGGGGCTTACGCGCAACACATCCGTAGCTGATCACGATGGGACTGCAAGTTTTGGTGCTGTTTGGAATGCAGCGTTCGATGATTTGTATCATATAGAATTAGCGAACAATCCTTGGCAGCTCATAAAGCTTGAATCAGATTGGATGCCGGTATCGGCAAATGCAGGCGCTAATGTAACGCTAACAATCCAAGATGCATTACATGCGCATTCGTCTGATAATTTGGTGTTAGGCCAGAATAATCAATTAATTGTTGCTGATGCTGTGCACTCACATACTGTTGATGATGTGTTATTAGTGCAGGACCACCAGTTAGTGATTGCAAAGGCGGTTCATGCACACAATGTTAACAATCTGTTGTTGACACAAAACCATCAACTGGTAATTGAAAATTCTTTGCATTCCAGTTTGGCAGATAATGTAGTGTTGAGTGTAGCGACGGCCTTGGTGATTGCAGGTACGGTTCATCTACATAGTGTGGATAACGTGCCGTTGGCACAGGATCATCAGTTGGTGATTGCAAAGGCGTTGCACGCTCATGCGGCGGATAGTATTTGGCTGGCGCAGGACCATGTGCTGATTGTCAGTGATGCACTGCATGCTATTGTATCTGACAATGTTGCGCTAGCGATTCCATCAACGGTTGTTACGCCGTCATCCAGAATATTTGTCATTGATCATGATCGCCGGACTTACGTGGTTACAGTTTAAGTCGCGCCATATTAAATTTACTGAGGCGAGGAAAGTTATGAAAGTTGAAGCGAAGATGGCTATCAAGGATAGGCCGCAAAATAAATCCTATGACCTGGATCAGGGTGATACGATAACAGTGCCCGATCCAGTGGGTGAATATTGGGTGGCTAATGGCTGGGCGAAGAATCTGGATACCGGTGAAGATAACCAGCTTAGCGATAAGCCGGTTACGTTGGATGTGCATAATTCGGTTCTTGGTAATACCACTGAGGAGGTTAAATAATGGCAAAGAGCGCGCACGATGATGTGCTAGATGCGCCTGCAGATGTGATTGACCAAGCCACTTTAATGATTACTTGTAGTGCAGAGCCGCTTACTCGCGTCGAGGCGGTGACTACGTATGCATTGGCGGATTCGGCTATGGTTGCTAACACAGATTATACCAAGGCTAATGGTGACATATCGGGCCGTAAAGTGACGATTGCAGCCAAATCCAATGTCAATGTGGATGCTAGTGGCACAGGAACGCATGTTGCCTTAGTTGATGCAACGAGGCTGTTGTATGTTACCACCTGTGTTAGTCAGGCTCTAACAGCGGGGAATACGGTAAATTTTCCCGCGTGGGATATTGAGTTCGCGGACCCAGTCTGATGTCTAATGTGTTTATCAAGGACCCAGACGCAATTCTTGATTACAAATTCGACTGGGCTGGTCTGACCAATAATACTAAAGGCGCGCGAGCTGACTGGTTAGGGGTCGGTGAAACAATATCGAGTTATGACATAACGCCATCGGTAGGAATCACTGTTGATAGTCACAGTGTGACGGATAACGATACCAGTGTGACGGTGTGGCTATCTGGAGGTGAGGAAGGTGTGGACTACATCGTGGTGTGCAGAGTCTCGACTACTGCGGGGCGCACGGATGACCGGACAATTACGATATCAGTGATAAACAGGTGAATATAGATACATGCTAAATATCGATGTTTCCGCCGATTTTGGTCAAGTGGAACGCATGTTACGGCACATGCCTGGTGTGGTAACCAAGGCGGCAACACGATCTCTTAATCGCACTAACGATCAGGTGGCAACTATTGCGCGGCGACTGATTGCTAAAGAGATGGGGATACCCGTTAAGGCGGTACGTGCAGGCATGTTCAAGTTCAAAGCGACTCGCCAAAGGTTGGGTGCGGCCACCGTAGCAAGAGGTCGACCGCTGAACCTCGCCCGGTTTAAAGCCCGACAAACCAAGCGAGGTGTGAGCGCCAGCGCATGGGGTAAGCGCAAGGTGTACAAAGGTGCGTTCATTGCTAACCAAGGTCGTACGGTATTCAAGCGTACCAGCAAACAACGCCTGCCTATTCGTCCAGTATGGGGGCCATCAATACCAAAGACCATGCTAAAGGCCGCTATCATCAAAGCAATGCAGCAGCATGCGCGTAATCAATGGCAAAAGAATTTCGCCCGCGATATGCAATTTTATCTGGATCGGACACGCTTCTGATTTTTTACGGGTCCTTCCTAAAGGGTTAGGAATACGGGTACGTAGCTCGCGGTTTTCGTGCAGATTTCTGGTGCTATAGGGGGTTGTAGTGTTGATGGATCGGGATGTAATTGATGAATGATTATTTAGATCGGCCCGCAACACAAACAGGATTCGCGCAGCTTATTGGAATGTCACAGCAGGCAGTTTCCAAGCAAGTTGAAAAGGGTGTGCTTTTACCTGGCAAAACAAACCGCGAGTGGTTGCATGATTACTGCGACCGCCTGCGTGATGAAGCCGCAGGCCGTGGCGGTGATGAGCAGGCCACACTTACCAAGTCTCGCACCCGCGAGGCACAAGCAAATGCGCAGCTCAAAGAGTTGCAATTTCACAAAGAGGTGAGCGACCTAATACCAGTTTCCGAAATTGAGCCATTGCTTGATTCCTGGGCGGTTACGGCGCGCTCAGAAACGACACATGCAGTGGAAAAAATTATCGCAGCCATTCAAAGCCAGCACGGCATCGAAGTCGAACAAGATTTGATTGATGGACAACTTGGTGCTGCCTTCGCAGCTATTTCGGACTACCCGAAAAAGTTTGCTTGCGATGCTGTTGAGGGTGGGGAAGAAGTGGGAGCCACCGCGTAAAATTGCCACGCTGGATTGGCTGGCGCAAGAATATCGATTGCCAGACGAAGGTGCTGATCTGCCGGGCAAATACAACCCAGATTATGTGCCGTATCTGTGGGGCATTTTTGCGGCGATTGATGATCCGAAAACGCGCGTAGTGGCGATGATGAAGGCCGCGCAAATCGGTTGGACGTTTGGGCTGATCGGCTACTTGGGCAAACGCATCGACACGCAGCCTTCGCCGATAATTGTATTGTTTCCCAAAGACGGCGCGGCGCGTGAATTTTCCGATGAGAAATTCGCGCCCGCCGTAAAAGCCACGCCTGCGCTGGCGAGAAAGATCAACGTCACGACTAGCCGCAAGGATGGCAACCGCGCGCTGTTCAAAAAGTTCCCCGGTGGGTTTATCAAGCTCGTGGGTTCCAACTCGATCAGCAACGTAAAATCCACACCGGCACCGCTGGCGATTGTCGAGGAGCCAGACGACACCAACGACAGCGTTAAAGAGCAGGGTGATGCGATCCGGCTGATTAAAGAACGGCTGAAACGCTACCGAGTCGGCAAGCTGATTCTCGGCGGCACGCCATCGGTCAAGGGGTTGTCGCGCGTCGAAGAGCAAGTCGAGCTTTCCGACCAGCGCGTGCTGCCAATCACTTGCCATGAATGCGACGAAAAGCATGTGCTGGACTGGTCGAATGTGAGCTGGTTGAAAAGTGACGGCGGACCAGCCCATTCGGTTTATGGCCACGACCAACCGGAGACCGCCACCTATGCCTGCCCACATTGCGGCGCGCTTTGGGATGATTGGCAGCGCCAGCAAAACATCATTGGCACTGTCAAACAATCCGTGGCAGATGGCGACGCCATGTGTGGGTGGGAACCAACCGTGGAAACCTCCGGTGGGGTGGTTGGTTTCAAAGAGTTGAATGAGCTTTATGTGTGCATACCCGGCACAACGCTGGCCGATGTGGCGCGTGATTATCTGGAAGCTGAACACGATGCCGAGCGCGGCGACCAGTCCGGGCGCATCGTGTTTCAAAACAGCAAGCTTGGGCGGCCTTACGAATACGAAAGCGACGCGCCAGAGATAGATGAACTCACTGAGCGTGGTGAAGATTATGCCGAACTCACCGTACCCGAGGGTGGTCTGGTGCTCACAGCCGGGATAGATGTGCAGCATGATCGGTTGGCTGTCGCGATATGGGCGTGGGGCCGTGACGAAGAAAGCTGGCTGGTGTACTGGGGTGAACTGTACGCCAAGAATAGCACCACCGACAAAGCCGATCCGGTGTGGACCGAGTTGGACAACCTGTTATTCAGCCCTCGCAAACATGCGCGTGGTTTCTCGTTAATGCTGGCTGCTGGGTCTATCGATTCATCAGACGGCACCACGTCCGATGTGGTTTATGACTGGGTACGCAAACGCCAACGGCGCGGCATCATGGCAGTTAAAGGTTCGTCGGATAAAAACCTCGACCGCGAAATATTTAGTCTGCCAAAAAAGGTGGACCACAAAACCAAAACCAAAGCTAGCAAGCGTGGCCTGCAAGTGTTTATGGTGGGCACGCACAAAGCTAAAGACTTGTTGATTGGTGAACGCGGCCGGTTGTCACTCACTGGCAACGGTGCTGGACGTATGCACTGGTATAAAGATGTGCGTGCGGATTTCTTTGAGCAGCTCACGGCGGAAGTGAAAGCGCCGCACCGATCAATCCGGAATAAACGAGTGTGGCAATGTAAATCTGGCGTGCGCAACGAGGGTTTGGATTGCACCGTGTACGCATTGCATGCCGCGCGCGCAATCAAACTGCATGTGATGACGGCACCTAAATGGGATGCGCTAGAAAAACAACTCGCGCAAGCTGACATGTTTAACGAACAGGAAGCACCGCCGCAACAAACCGAGCACTCAACCGTACAACGCAAACCGCAACGCCGCCGTGGTGGTGGCTTTGTGGGTGGCTGGAAAAAATAGGACGCAATGAGCAACCAATTCGACAGCGTAAACTACCCCGAAACCGAGCCCAGCAAACTTATCGCCGGTGATCGGTGGGCGTGGAAACGTACCGACTTAGGTGGTGACTATGATCCGGGTAGTTATGACCTAACGTACTCATGCAGACTGGAAGGTGTTAGCGGAACTGGTAGCGTAGAAATAACTGCCACCGCCAGCGA